AGTTCGTCGGCAGCGTCAGATGTGTATAAGAGACAGATGTATATCTATTTTGAATTTTTGCATATCGGAGAATGAAAGAGGTTCTGTACTTTGGTATATAAAAATGATTCTTGTTATCATATTTTTTGCAAGCTTTCTGCTGGTACACTATAATTTACGAAATAATAAAGAATTAATACAATGTCGGATTGCTTTACAAGTTTTAGATGAACTGATAGCTGAAAAAGAAGAAAGCAAAACAGTCAACGGAGCAAAACAATACAATGTCACTATTGTATCAAAGTAAAATATAAGGCACTATCGCATAGGTAGTGCTTTTTCTATACCCAAAAACAGGAGGTGAAATTCATGGCAAGACCGAGAAAGATTACGAAAGAGACAGTCCAAAAACTCGAAGAGGGATTTTTAATGGGGTTAAGTGACCGAGAGGCTTGTATTTATGCGGATATAGCGGTAAGCACGTTATACGATTACTGCAAGAAACACAAGGAGTTTTCGGAGCGAAAAGAGCTACTAAAAGACAATATCAAAATGAAGTCGAAATTAAACGTTGCACACGGGATAAAAAAAGGTGATATTAATTTGTCGTTATGGTATCTTGAACGCAAATGCAAAGATGAATTTTCACCGAAACAGGAAATAACGCACAGTGGCACAATGGACATAAACAATCCTATGGCAAATCTTACGACTGACGAATTAAGGAAGTTGATAGGTGATGGATAAAAACTTAATAATGCTTGAGGCGAAGAAAGAACTTGCACGACGCGAGTTCTTTTATTTTTGCCATTTAACCGCACCGTTATTCTACAAGCCGGAGCGAGAATTTCTTGTACGGTTATGCAATGAAATGCAATCGTTTTACGAAAGTGACGAAAACGCATTGATTATCAATTTACCGCCGCGTCACGGCAAGAGCCGTACTGCGTCAATGTTTGTCGAATGGGTGCTCGGCAGAAATCAAAGCGAAAAAATAATGACCGGCTCATACAATGAAACATTATCAACCACCTTTTCAAAAGCGGTGCGTAATGCGATACAGGAGGAAAAAGCCGATACGGAAAAGATTATTTACAGTGACATATTTCCGAATGTGAAAATAAAGCAAGGCGACGGAGCGATGAACTTATGGAGCCTTGAGGGCGGTTACAACAACTATCTTGCCACATCGCCGTCCGGTACTGCGACAGGTTTCGGAGCGAGTTTACTTATAATCGACGACCTTATCAAAAATGCTGAGGAGGCATACAACGAAACAGTCAAAGAAAAGCATTGGGAATGGTTTACGAACACAATGCTTTCACGACTTGAAGAAAAAGGCAAGATAATCATTATAATGACACGGTGGGCTTCGGGCGACCTTGCGGGACGTGCGATTGAGTATTTCAGCGACAACAACATATCTCACAGAGTAATCACGATGAAAGCCGTTTGTGATGACGGCAATATGCTTTGTGACGAAATACTTTCACGGAGCAGTTACGACTTAAAGATTAAGGCAATGGGTGCGGATATAGCAAGTGCGAACTATCAGCAAGAGCCGATTGATTTGCAAGGCAAACTCTACACAACGCTTAAAACATACGACAGCTTACCGCCGATTACGCAAATACAATCATATTGCGATACCGCCGATACAGGTGCGGACTATCTCTGCAACATAATATACGGTATATACGGCAAAGAAGTATACGTCATAGACGTGTATTATACCGACGAGCCTATGGAGGTTACAGAGGGTGAAACGGCACGTAGATTATACGAGAACAACGTCAACCTTGCAAAGATTGAAAGCAATAACGGCGGACGTTCGTTCGCAAGACGTGTGCGTGAAATCCTTGCCGAAAAATACGGCAGTAATTTTACAACGGTGAAATGGTTTCACCAAAGCAATAACAAAGAGGCACGAATATTATCCAACAGCACTTGGGTAATGGAGCATATATATTTTCCTTGCGACTGGCACATACGTTTTCCCGAATACTATAAGGCGATGACGACATATCAGCGTGAGGGCAAGAACAAGCACGACGACGCACCCGACGCAACAACAGGTATTGCAGAGATGATGAACAGGAAAAAAGGCGGACTGTCAATTTTAAAGTAGGTGATAAAATTGGATTTGGAAACAGTAAAGAAACTGATAAAGAAATATATACCCGGACACGAAAATTTTATATCAAGAGTGCAGACGGCGGAACGATATTATCTGAACGATAATGACATTCTGCATATGACGCACAGTGACGGCGAAAAACCTTTGAGGAATGCGGACAACAGAATACCGTCTAATTTTCACGGATTGCTTGTAGACCAAAAAGCGGCGTATATGTTTACATCACCGCCGTTATTTGATGTCGGGAATAAATCGGCGAATGAGAAAATAAGCAATATACTCGGCAGTCGATACACGAAAATATGTTCAAGACTTGCGATAAATGCGTCAAATGCGGGTTTGGGTTGGATTCACTACTGGGATAATGACGGATTTAAGTACGACGTTATAGACAGCAAGCAAGTTATACCGATATGGAGCGATACTTTGGAACACGAACTTACGGCGTGTTTCAGAACATATCAAGAGCTTGACGATAACGGTGACACTTACCACGTTTATGAGTATTGGACTGATAAGGAATGCAGTGTATTCCGTAAGAAGATTGGCGACGGTCTTGAACGGCTTGAAATGTATAATATGTTCAACGTGTACGACGTTGAAACAAACGGAACTATATGTAACGTGTACAGTCATAATTTCGGACGTGTACCGTTTATTCCGTTTTTCAATAACGGCTTTCATCGTGATGACCTTACACCGATAAAAGGACTTATTGATACATATGACAAAACGTACAGCGGTTTTATAAACGACCTCGAAGATATACAGGAGATTATATTCGTACTAAGCGGATATGAGGGCGAGAGCCTTTCAGAGTTTTTGACACAGCTCAAGAAGTACAAGACTATTAAGCTTGATTCGGAGGACGGAGCAAGCGGAGGACTTTCGACTTTGACGATTGATATTCCGGTTGAGGCAAGAGAGAAAATGCTCCAAATGACACGCAAGAGTATTTTTGAACAGGGCAAAGGTATTGATCCCGATCCGCAGAACTTCGGTAATTCATCGGGTACGGCATTGAAATATTTGTATTCACTGCTTGAACTCAAAGCCGGTATGGCAGAAATGGAGTTTAGGAGTGGGTTTGAAGAACTCATCAAAGCGATATGCGATTACAGCGGTATCGCTTGTGAAAATGTCACGCAGACGTGGACAAGGACAAGCGTTTCAAACGACACCGAACTTGCGGATATAGCACAAAAAAGCGTTGGTGTTATATCTCAACGCACGATTATTGAACGTCATCCGTTTGTCGAGGACGCAGATAAGGAAATGGAGAGAATTGCGGAAGAAAAGGACGACAGTGACGATATAATGGGTGGACATAATGAACGAGTATTGGAAGAAGAGGAACAGTGAGCTTTTAAAAATCCACGCACAGAAAGCCGATGATATAGAACGCGAACTCATAAAAGAGTATGAAAGGTCCTTAAACGGCATAAAAAAAGAGATTGAAACGTTTTACGCAAGGTATGCGGGTGAAAACGGTATCAGTATGGCAGAGGCACGAAAACAGCTAAGTCGTGACGAACTTAAAGGGTTTAAGCTGTCGCTTGAAGAATTTCGCGAAAAGGCACTTGATAACGCAGACGGCAAGTGGACGACAATGCTTGATAATGAGTATATGCGTTCAAGGGTAAGCCGTTTGGAGGCACTCAAATATCAAATGCGTGGAGAAGTCGAACTCTTGAAACAAAAGCAAGAGGATAAATTTTCAACATCACTTAAAAAGGCATACAGTGATACATATTATACAACAAATAAACATATTGCCGATTCGGTTGATTATGCTGTTAATTTTGCAAAGTTCGACCGTGACACGGTAAAGAATGCGATATATGAAAAGTGGCTTGACGGAAGTAACTTCTCTGACCGAATATGGAATGATAAGCAGAAACTTTTGAGAGAACTTAATACAAATCTTGTACATGGCATAACGAGGGGCGACAGTCCCGATAAAATGATTAAAAATATTTCTGCAAGAATGAATGTTTCAAAAAGCCGTTCCGCCGCACTGTATCAGACGGAATATACGCATATTATGGTTGACGCAAGATTGCGTTCGATAATGGACGCAGGGTGTGACGAATACGAGATTGACGAGAATATGGACAGTGATATTTGCGATGAGTGTGCAAGTATGCACGGAAAGCATTTTAAACTGTCCGAATATCAGCAAGGCATAACCGCACCGCCGTTTCATACCCGTTGTCGTGGTACAATAACGGGATATTTTGTGGAAGAAGAGGAAACACTTGAAAATGTTGAAGATACTGATACTATGTCTTTGTCGAAAGTATTTGATGAAGATGGTGTTAGATGTAAATGCAATCCTGTAAAAAATCATAACGGTATTTATACGCAAACAAACTCGAAGAACGCACAGAATACAATAAAGTTTGTAATAGATACTAAGAATAGTATCGATTTATTGGGTGATGTTTCAGAAATCGTAATAGCAAAATCAATAAAAGGTATAGCCGCATACAGTCACAAAAACAATCGCTTATATATCAATGAGAAATTGACAGATGAAAGCTTTTTGAATGAAATGCTAAAAGACGGGTATTTTGTCGCGGAGAACAAGCTTGATGTATTGTGGCATGAAATGTTCCATAAGAAACATTGGGATTTTGTGTTGACAAACGGTGGAGAAAGTAATAAAATGAACATAGAATCAGAGTTGCGGAAATACGTAAAGGAACAACAAAGACTTGATTATTCTTATGTGTCAAATACTGTTAGTCGAAATGCAAAAGATGGATTGAAAAGAGAGGGCAACAGACAATTAAATGAATTAATTGCGGAAGTGCTGTTACAAGAGAAAAAGGGAATTGTAAAAGATAAGCGGTTATTGGAATTGGTAAAGAGGTGTGTAAAATGATGAGGCTTATAACAGAATATGATTTGAAGATGAGTAAAGAGTTGGACAAATGGGAAGAGTATCCCGACGGAGAATGCCACTTACGAGAAGATGCACCTGAAGAAGTAAAAAAGTATTACGAGAAGTTACGAAAAGAATATAGTATGTTTGATTAAAGCAAAAAACACTAATGAGTATGTTTTTATTACAACAAAGGGAGTATAGGCAATGGATAATTTTAAAGTTATTTATAAAATACTTAAAGTCCTTGAAAGTGCAATGGATTGTGATGAAGTTGATAGGTCTTTGCTAAAGGCAGAAAATTTCAAGATAACAGAAAATCGATTTGAGAATATTATCAGAATGCTTGCCAAAGAAGAATATATAACCGGAGTAATCATAGTTGATATGATAGGAATACAGGGAATCAAATTCGATGATGTCCGAATAACATTAAAAGGACTTGAATATCTTAGCGAAAATTCTTTGATGAAAAAAGCGGCAAATTTAGCTAAAAGCATTAAAGAAACAATTCCCGGTATATAAATTAAATATACATTAAGCACGTCTTAGGGCGTGCTTTTTTGATACGAAAAAGGAGAGTGGAACAAGTGAATATACGAGGTTTACCGCCTTAGCACCTATGAAACGGTGCTTTTTTTATACTCTTTTTTCAAGTGTTGCAGAGAATAAAGAACAATGCTTTTTTACAGGAACGCACCTGAATAAAAAATTATGGAGGAGAAATAAGAATGGAATGGTTAAAGGCAATATTGGAAAAGGCGAAGATTGAGGACGGCAAGTTGGATATTGACGGAGTGATGTCGACTGTAAACTCTGAATTTCCGAAGTATGCAGTACCGAAAAATGTTTTCAATGACAAAGTTACGGAGCTTAAAACGGCGAATAAAACCATTGAGGACCTTAAACAATCAAATGCCGACAACGCGGAATTGCAGAACAAAATCAAAGAGTATGAAAGCGAGATTGAAACGCTTAAAACAGATGCGTTGAACACCGCAAAGACATACGCATTAAAGGAACAGCTTTCAAAAGCCGGTGTAACCGATGCCGACTATCTTATTTACAAGCAAGGCGGAATTGACAAGTTTACATTCGACAAAGACGGCAAGCCTGTCGGTGTGGACGATATTCTTAAACCGCTTAGGGAGGATAAGACGTACTCACACCTTTTTGCCGAAAAAGGAGGAGCATATACACCAAAAGGCGGAAGCGGAAGTTCAGACGTAAATCCTTGGGCAAAGGAAACATTCAATCTTACCAAACAGGGAGAAATTTATAAAAACGACCCTGCTAAAGCAAAAGTATTAATGCAAGAGGCAGGAATGACAGGAGGAATTTAATATGGGAACAACTTTATCAGATATTATCGTACCGGAACTGTTTAATCCGTACGTTATTCAAAAGACACTTGAAAAATCGGCACTTGTACAAAGCGGTATAGTGCAGAATGACGCAGAATTTGACAAGCTTGCGTCACAGGCAAGTCCGCTTGTAAATATGCCGTTTTTCTCTGACCTAACAGGTGAATCGGAAACGGTTATCGAGGGCGATGACCTTACCGCCGATAAAATCAGCAGTAAGAAAGACGTTGCGGTAATTTTAAGACGTGCAAAAATGTGGAGTGCAACAGACCTTTCCGCCGCAATGTCGGGTGCTGACCCTATGGCGGCGATTGCAAGTCTTGTATCTGACTTTTGGGTGAGAGATTTACAAAAGGAACTTATCGCTGTGCTTAAAGGTATCTTCGGCACAATTCCGGCAGTCTCCGACGGTTCGCCTAAAGAGGCTGAAACAAGACTTGCGTCAAACATTCTTGATATGTCAAGCGCAAGCGGTAACGGTGCAAAATGGAGCGGAAGTGCTTTTATTGACGCACAACAGCTTTTAGGCGACAACAAAGCGGAACTTACCGCTGTTGTTATGCACAGTGCGGTTGAGGCGGCACTCAGAAAGCAAGACCTTATTGACGTAATTCAGCCGTCGGGGGCAAATCCGTTCAGTACATATATGGGTAAGAGAGTTATTATTGACGACGGCTGTCCTGTAACAGGTTCTGGTTCGAGTCAAGTATTTTCAACATATCTTTTCGGCAACGGTGCGATTGCTCTCGGCAACGGTACACCGGAAAAGTTTGTTGCGACCGAAACAGACAGAGATAAGAAAAAGGGCAGCGGTGTTGACTATCTTATCAATCGTAAGACGTATATTCTTCACCCACGCGGTGTTAAGTTTACGGACGCCGATGTCGCAAATACGGGAGGTCCTACGCGTACGGAACTTGCTAATGCAACAAACTGGACACCTGTATATGACCCTAAGCAGATTAGAATTGTCGAAATGCGTCACAAGATTTGATGAGGTGACTTATGGATGAGTATATAGCTGTTTTTGCGGATATGTACGGCATAAGCGAAGATGACAGAGGAAAAGCCGAAAGATGTATTGAAAGCACAATCGAATATATCAAGAATTATTGCCATATTGACGGTATTCCCGATGATTTAAAGCATACCGTTATACTTATGGCGGCGGACTTGTTCCGCTATGATATATCGGCATCATCGGGACGATACGACAATGTAACGTCAATCAAAGAGGGCGATGTTACGGTATCGTACGGCAGTAATTCAAGCAGTATGTCGAGCGTGTTTAAAGACTACAAAGCAAGGCTTGCACGTTTCAGAAAGTTGGTGTGGTGATGAATATGGTAAGAGAGGCGATTGAAAGACTGTATAAAGGCTTATGTTCTGTCAAAGTGAAAGTTTCAAGCGTGAATGAGGAAACAGGAGAAACTGTATTTACCGAAAAGGCTGTTTTAACGGAACAGCCTTGCCGACTTTCGTTTCAAAGCCGAAATTCGGCGGCGAAAGATGACGGATACAGCACCGTATCGCAATCGGTTGTGCTTTTTATTGCGCCGGAGGTTGAAATACAGTCGGGCAGTAAAATAACCGTTACACAAAACGGAAAAACAACTGACTATTGCCGTAGCGGTGAAAGTGCGGTTTATACATCACACCAAGAAATTGCACTGGAATTATTCGAGGATTATGCGTAATGAATGAGATTGATTTTTCACAGCTTGAGAAATTACAAAAGCAAATGGAAAGTGCGGATTACACCAAAGCTTGTGTATCCGCTATGAATGAGATTTCTCAAAGAGCACTTAAATACATAAGTAACGTAACAAAGCCGGGGCATTACAAAAACGGTAAAGTGGGCGGTACTTTAAAAAAGAGTTGGCAAACAGAAGAAACAACAGTAAGCGGAAGTACGGTAAAGGGCGGAATATATACCGCACTTGAATATGCTCCTTATGTGGAGTTCGGACACCGTACAAGGCTCGGAAAGGGTACGTCCCCGAAGTACAAGCCTAAGAAAAACGGCAAAAAGTGGGTTGAGGGTAAAAAGTATCTTAACACCGTAGTACCGAAAGTCGAAAGGGATGCACCTAAAATACTTATGCAGAAAATGGAGGAAGTATTGAAATGACATCAAAAATAAAAAATGCAGTGACGAAAGCTATTCATAACCTGTTTGGCGATGATTATGCGGTATATACGGCATACACAGAACAAGGATTTTCAGAGCCTTGCTTTATCGTTGAAATGTTTCCGCTTAACGTACAGTCGACAAATTCATTTTTGGACGATGAAACGCAGACGGTAAAAATACGATATGTTCCGAAAGAGATAAGTCAAGACGAATTTATCGAAGTGGCTGAAAAATTGAGAGGCTTGTTTTTGTATAAACCGCTTGTACTGTCAGACGGTATGCGTGTAAGGTGCTTTGATATTAATTTCTCTTTGGAAAACTATACGCTTGTGACGGAGCTTGTATACAATTACACCGTTAAGGTGAGAAACGAAAGTACATACGATAAGGCAGAAGATTTGATGTTAGGAGGAGATTTATAATGGGTTTACCTGAAATAAATATAGTGTTTCAGTCCAAAGCTGAAACGGCGATTAAACGAAGTGCAAACGGCATTGTTGCACTGATTTTGCGTGACGCAACCAAGAGCGATATTACATCATATTCGTATACAAATGAGAGTGAAGTTGTAAAATCGCATTGGACAACCACAAATTATGATTACATAAGCAAGACGTTCCTCGGCGGACCGCAAAGGGTTATTGTCGAGAGAATAGGTGCGGAAGATACTTATGACGACGCACTTGCACGATTAAAAAATAAAAAGTGGAATTACCTTGCAATACCGTCGCTTGCCGATAACGAAAAAGATATTGCGGATTGGATTATTGCACAGAGAAATGCGAAAAAGACATTTAAAGCCGTACTTCCGTATGCGGCGAATAATGAGGGTATTATAAACTTCGCAACCAATGATATAAAAGTCGGTACAAAGGTTTATACCACTGCCGAATACTGTTGCCGTATTGCAGGACTTTTGGCAGGATTGCCTATGACAGAGGGTGCGACGTATCAAACTCTTGCGGAGGTTGAAAGCATAACGGAAAGTACAACTCCGGATGATGATATAGACGGCGGTAAGTTTATACTTATTAATGACGGCGAAAAGGTTAAAGTCGGCAGAGGTGTCAATTCGCTTGTAACATTGTCGGGTGATAAGACGGAGGATATGAAAAAAATCAAGATTATAGACAGTCTTGACCTCATAAGAGATGATATAAAAGCATCGTTTGAGGAAAATTATATTAACGTTGTAAACAGTCACGAAAATAAAATGCTTTTCATCGGTGCGATTAATCAGTATTTTAAGTCGTTGCAATCACAGGGCGTATTATACGACGGTGCAGATTGCAAAGCATATATTGACGTTGAGTCGCAACGTGAATGGCTTGCACAGAAATATGATGTGTCGGGTATGACAGACAGTGAGATTGAAGTCGCAAATACGGGAAGTATCATATTTGCGGGTGCGGATATTACAATACAGGATTGTATTGAGGACTTGAGTTTTAAAATAGGATTGGAGTGATAAATAATGGCTGAAAGTATTAAACCGAGAGGAAATCAACTTTGTTCCGGTACATTCGGTAAACTTTGGATTGACGGAAGTCTTGCCTATGAAGTGTATAAGTTCGAGGCAAAGGAAAAGACAAATCGTGAGAGTGTAAGTTTTGCCGGCGATACAACGAACGATTCAAAGCTTATGGGCGTTGACTATGAATTTTCATATACCGTACGAAAGGTATATTCAAGAGGTAAAGAAATAGCCGACGGACATAAAAAAGGTAAAGATACAAGACATACGTTGGTGGCAAGACTTGAAGATCCTGATAACGGCGGTTATGAAACAATTCAACTTGATAATTGTTGGTATAATGATGTGTCACTTATGAATTTTGAAACCGGTAAGATAGTTGAAGAAGAATTCAGCGGCGGTTTTACCGACTATGACCTTACATCTACAATGAATGCGTAATAACGGAGGTAAAAGATTATGGATAAGAATACAAAAATTACTCTTGCGGAACTTATTAAGCGTAAGGAGCAAGTGCTTGAGGCAAAGAAAAGTCCGAAGAAAGCGAGAATATATGTGAAAAGCCTTGACGGCGAGATTATTATAAAAGCACCGACCAAATCACTTGCGACAGAGGCGGCAGAAATGGAGAACGACGGTGACGCTCACCTTGTGTATGAATGTGTTGCCGAGCCGGATTTACATTCAAAGGAACTTCAAGACGCATACGGTTGTACATATCCCGAAGAAATTGTTGAAAAACTCTTCGATGCGGGCGAAATCACACCTATCGCGATGGAGTGTATGAAACTTGCGGGATATGTCAATAGTGTAAAACTTGTTGAAGAAGTAAAAAACTGATAGAGGCAGATGATGAACTCTATATGATACATCATTATCTGCAAAGAGGAATATTGCCCGAAAAGGTGCTTGCAAGACCCGAAATTGAAAAAGTATTTTTTCTTGCAAGTGCCAAAAAGGCAAATGATGATGAATACGCAAAGTGGAAAGCATTGGGAGGTGAATAGTTTTGGATAAGTCGATAGCCATAAATATGAATCTTAATGCAAGTAGTTTTGCAAAAGGTATCAAGACCGCAACAAGCAGTGTTGAAAATATGACCGAATCTATGAAAGACGCAACAAGCAGTGCCTCCAAAATGACTTCCGTAATGCAAGGGATAGGCAGTGGCGTCGCAAAAGTCGGAAAGGGTTTGGCTATTGCTGGTACAGCCGCCGCAACTGCCGTTACTGCATTGGTTTCAAAGTCTGTCGGTGCATTTGCTGATTATGAACAACTTACGGGCGGTGTAGAAACGTTGTTCGGAGCAGGCGGAAGAAGTGTTGAGGAATATGCACAGAGTGTCGGTAAAAGTGTTTCTGATATTCAAGGGAAATACGACAGTTTGATGAGTGCGCAAAATGTTGTATTAGAAAATGCAAATAAGGCATATATGACTGCCGGAATGTCGGCGAATGAATATATGGATACTGTTACGGGATTTTCAGCGTCATTAATATCAAGCTTAGGCGGAGATACAAACAAGGCGGCGGATTACGCAAATTCGGCATTGGTTGATATGTCCGATAATGCAAATAAAATGGGTACGGATATGGAGTCCATAAAAAATGCGTATCAGGGATTTGCAAAACAGAATTATACTATGCTTGACAACTTGAAGTTAGGTTACGGCGGTACACAAGAGGAAATGAAACGACTTCTCAGTGACGCAGAAAAACTTACGGGACAGAGGTACGACATTTCATCATTTGCCGATATTACACAGGCTATTCACGCAATTCAAACTCAAATGGATATTACCGGCACAACCGCAAAAGAGGCAAGCACGACAATAAGCGGATCGTGGGGGTCACTGAAAGCGGCATTTCAAAACGTGTTGGTGGGACTGACAACAGGCGGAGATATGTTTGACCAAAGTTTAGACGCATTGATTAATACAGCCGTAACATTCGGACAGAATATTATACCCGCCATTAAAGGTGCTTTGAGTGGTGTCGGCTATTTAATTGAGGGGTTGGCACCGGTAATCGGCGAAACAATTCCACCGTTAATTAATGACCTCGCTCCTACATTGGCAAACAGTGCCGTATCGCTTATATCGTCTTTGGTAAATGGTCTGACACAGAACGCAACGCAATTTTCAGAGTGCTTGAGCAATATGATTATTGTAGCGGTCGCCGGTATTTCAACCGTAGTGCCACAGTTATTAGATGCGGCATCAAAAATAGTCAGCAATTTAATGCAAGGATTAACTAATTCTATGCCTCAAATTGTGAACGGAGCAGTAACTTTGATAGAGGGGTTAGTCAATGGATTAGTGAACAACATACCATTGCTTATTATGGGAGCCGTTCAGCTTGTTGCGTCATTAGCTAACGGTTTGATAGCAAATTTACCGAGAATAATAGATGCAGGTGTAAATCTGATAACAGGAATTGTTAGCGCGTCATATTCGATGATGCCCCAAATTATACAAAACGGAATGCAGTTGGTCGTAAACTTAGCAGTCGGACTTGTACGGGCAATTCCGCAGTTGATAGCGGCTTTACCGCGAATAACGGGTGCAATCGTAAAAGGATTTAAGTCTGTTAATTGGTTTGATTTGGGTTTGCAGTTGATAAAGTCAATTTGGGAAGGTATCAAATCAATCGGAAGCGAGATGTGGAACGGAGTCAAAGAAAAAACGTCAGAATTATGGGGCGGTGTTAAAAATGTTGTATCGGAAAAACTGAACAACATAAAAAGTGCCTATGACGCGCACGGCGGTGGACTGAAAGGTGCTACATTTGCGGCAATAGAGGGTGTCAAGGAATACTACAGGACAGGCTATGACGCAATTAATCAATTAACAGGCGGTAAGCTCGGCGAGGTTGTCAATGCAGTCGGTGAAAAGATGGAAGTCGTAAAAGGTAAATTCAGCGAAGCGTTTGGCAATGTGAAAAACACCGTAATGACTATTTTTGAAAACATCAAAAACGGCATTGTTGAAAAGATTACGGCGGCAGTTGACACAGTTAAAAATGTGTTCACTAAAATTTCTGATACTGTATCATCTGTATGGGACAAAATAAAAAGCCTGCTGAAAGCACCAAAGATTGTGCAGACAGGAACTGTTACGGTGATGGGGGTTGATACACCTATTCCAAAATTCGGATTGGATTGGAATGCCAAGGGCGGTATTATGACACGTCCAACTGCATTTGGATTTGCAAACGGCAAGATTCAAATGGGTGGCGAAGCAGGGGCTGAGGCGATACTTCCACTTTCGGCATTTTGGCGAAATTTGCAGGCATACACCGAAAACAGCCAAAAGAAAAGTCAGGGAAACAATGATATTAATATAAACGTCACCATTAATGCAGGAAATGCGAATGAAGAAGAAATGGCGGCACGATTTATAAATATAGTTGTACCTGAAATAAAACGACAGTATGCAATTTTATAAAAGGAGTGAGGGAAAATGTTAGATTTTTACCTAAGCGTAAATAACAGCGAGGAGGTAGTGCATATTCCTGTCACTCCTCCCTCTTTTTCTGTGACAAATTCACAGTCAACAGAAACATTTGAATCAGCCGGATATGGCTGGATTAAAATTATAGGAAATACCGAATTGCGAGGTGTTTCATGGGACGGAACATTTCCTGTCCATGACTATCCGTTCAGACGTGATGCGTCAATGGACGGTCAAGAATACTACGAAAAATTAAAATCGTGGCAAAAACGAAAATTGCCTGTTCGTTTAGTGATTACATCAACCGGTTTTGCAAACATCAGCATAAATATGGCTGTAGCCATAGAAAAATTAGATTTTGATGTTGGCACAACTGGCGATTTGGATTATTCGATTGAATTGGGCGAAGTAGAGCTGTTAAATGATACGGAGGATACAAATATGGCACAGTTAGATGATTTGGCGGCAAGAATGGACGCAGTCGAAAAACGGTTGGATTCATTGGAAAACGAAAAAATCTATAATTATATGGACGATAATATGCCCTCGTGGGCAAAGCCGACAATCCAAAAACTAATGGATAGGGGTTATCTGAACGGCACAGGTGATAACGAGCTGGGATTGACTATGGACATTATCAGAATGTGCGTGATGATAGATAATGCAAACGGTTTTGAGGGTTATACCGTTGACAGTATTCCTGATTGGGCTGCACCAACGATTGAAAAAATCAAGAAAAAGGGTTATTTGTCCGGTATTGATGATGACGATTTGGGGCTGACAAAGAATATGATTCGCATATTAGTTATTTTAGACAAGTCCGGAGCATTTGGTGATTAAATATGGCAAGTGGACAGGATTTAGTTAAAATTGCACAGGCTGAAAGCGGCACAAAGGAAAACGGAACGAACAACGTCAAATATAATACATGGTTTTACGGACACGAAGTAGACGGAAGTAATTATCCGTGGTGTGCGGTATTTGTTTCGTGGTGTGCGGATAAAGCAGGCATTACAACAGACATAATGCCTAAAACGGCAAGTGCCGGTTATTTTGCACATTATGCGAATCAGGGACATGGTGAGGTTTTCACCAATAAAAATCCCGAAGCAGGTGATTTGTTTTTAATAAATTACAATGGTTCGGATTGGGCGAATCATGTAGGTATAGTTGCATCGTGTGACGGTTCTAATATCACAACGATTGAAGGCAATTCATCCGATATGGTTCGATCCAGAACGTTATCAATGTCCGGATTGACGTTTGTTCATTTTAATTTGGATAGCAGTAGCGGAATGACTGCCGCTTGGACGGCACGAGAAGTACCGAATATCGGCAGGGATTTAGCCACAAAAGCATATATGGCATATCAGTTATACACTGATAAATCATCAGGCGGATATAGCTATTTATGGGGCAGTAATTCGACAACTGCAAATGGTGGACTACGAAAATACAAAGAATTCTATTGTGTAGCAATGGGTTCGTACTACGGTCCGGACGGAACATTTATCAAAGTGGAATTTGATGATGGTAAGACGATTTATTGTGTAAAGGCTGACGAAAAAAAAGACAGTGAAACAGATAGTAAACATATGTATCACGACTACCCGTTTGACCGTAATGTATTGGAATTCATTATTGACAGAACAGTTGTGCGAAATAATGATGAATTTACATCAGCATTAAATGCTGCCGGCATAAACCGCTCAGCACGAATCAAGGCAATATGGACTTCGGACAGTGAGCCAACCTACGGCGGTGCAGGAAGCACAACGGCAGAAAATGAAAAAGAATATCATTTTATCGACACAAACGAGAAAATTTCCATACATCCGACAATATTCAAACAAACACCAATGCAGTGTGACCGCCATAATGGTGGTTTAACGGTGTTATGCAACGATATTGATATATCATCATATGTGGGCGATATATCGTGGCAAAATACCAAGGATACGCTTGCAACGCTGTTTAATTTCAGTGTACCAAAGGCAGGTGACATGAAGTACATTAATATGTACAAACCACAAGAGGGCGATATTATTCGTTATAGCGGCGGTACACAAGAAAATTTTAGAGGTGTAATTATAGAAGTTGATGACGGCGATAAGTACGTTAATAAATATGTTGCCGGTGATGTGGGGCAGTACCTGAACAAAACCAGTGATACATACCAATTCACTGCAATGCGTGCTGACGACTGCATTAAAAAAATATGCGGTGATTTGTGTATTCCTATTGTGATGATACCGGAATTACCGTTATTGATTACGCAAATTTATGTGGACAAGGCGGTATCAGATGTTATTGCTGACATACTGACACTATGCGGCGGTGTACATAATTTTGATTTTGTTCCTGACGGCATCAGAATTTATAATTGTGCGGATATGGTTGTAAATCCACAATTCAGAATATCGTCAAACACCGAATTGAAAGATTCGATAAAGTATATCGGAAACGTTGAGCATAAAACCAGCATCGAGGACAGAAAAACAAGCGTAAAGGTTATTTCAGATACAGATGTTTTAACAACGCTGAAAGATGAAAACAGCATTGCACAATTCGGTTTTTTGCAAGAAGTTATCAAAGTCGGTGAAAATGAAGACGCAAAGGAAGTGGCAAAAAACAAGTTGTCGGAGCTGAACAATACAAGCGAAACATATTCCGGTGAAATTATTGAAGAACTGAACAGCTATACCAGAGCCGGAAGTGTTATCGCTATCGGTGATGAAAAGTATTTGATAAATAGCAGTCAGCACAGTATAAAACAAGGTGTGCATTACAATAAATTAGATTTGGAGCGATTATGATATGAATAACGGATACACAGAATTGGCAAAAATGCTGAAAAATTTAAGCAAGGGTGAAACCTATGGTCCTGTATTCGGCAGAATAACGCAATTACCGGATTTAATCATAACACGCAGTAACAATATACAACTGACGAAAAATCACATTATAAGCATTGTAAATCTGTATGAACGTGATGCCGAGGGAAGATATATTCACAACGGCAAGAAAGTTGTCCTGTTACCGTATAACAACGATAACAGTTATATTGTGTTGGGGGTGATTCAAGATGGCTGATTATGTTACGACAGAACCGGCATTTGATTTTGAACGTGGTGATTTTGTTATTATAAACGGTCGTCCGAAAATGGTTGTCGGTATGGACAGATTACGAAGTTGGATAAGCAAAGTGCTACGAACACAAAAAGGACGGTACAAGATATATAACGGAACATCATACGGGACGAGAATTAAAGATACATTTGTAGGTAAAACATTCACGCATGACTATATGCTATCTGAAATTCAGCGAGAAATTACTGAAAATTTAGAGAAAAACAAGGATATTGTCAGTGTGGACGGTTTTTCGGCAAAAGTAGACGGAACGCATTTAACAGTTGAATTTACTGTTACAACAGTGTACGGAACAACGGATTTGAAGGAGGCACTATAATGGCAGAAACAATAACATCTATAACGGAACGTCTTCTGGCAGAGGTGCCGGAACAATACGATACAACCGAAGGTACATACACATATGACATTGAAAAATCTGTTGCAGTCGAATTTGACAATGCATACGACCAATTAGAAACGGTACGAAAACAATCGCACGTTTCGACTGCCAGTGGCACATATTTAGAAAAATGCGTTGCACATTTTGGTTTGTATCGAAAATCGGCAACGTATGCAACAGGAAACATAACGGTCACAGGAACAACTGGTGCAGTGTTGCCTGTCGGTAGCAAAGTGGCAGCCGGAAACGTCATGTTTACGGTGAACGATACGGTGACAATAGGTGATGATGGAACTGCATCAGCACCGGTCATATGTGATACAGCCGGAACACAGGGGAATGTTTTAGCCGGCTATATTAATCGTTTTCCGGTTACAATCAGTGGATTGCTACGGGTTACGAATGAACACGCAACCACAGGTGGCAGCAATGACGAAACAGATACACAACTGCGTGAACGATATAATGAATATATATCTCGACCCGTTACAAGTGGTAACAAATATCAATATATATCGTGGGCAAAATCCGTTCCAGGAGTAGGTGATGCTAAGTGTATCCCGTTATGGAATGGACCGGGAACGGTCAAAGTTATCATTGTGGATACAGAAAATCAAATAGCTCCTGCGGAGCTTGTCGAAAAAGTCAAAGAATACATTGATGATTTGAAACCGGTTGGAGCGGATTTGACAGTCGGTACAGCGGAAGAAATTGCAATCAATGTTTCGTGCAAAATCGAAATGACGGGAAATGTCACAGAGAATATCAAAAAAAATATATCTGAATATTTGACGAAAATTTCGTTTTCAAAGGGTTATGTGTCCTATGCGAAAATAGGACAGGCTATTTTGAATACGGATGGTGTAACCGACTATACGAATTTGACAGTTAATCAATCTACAAATAATGTCCCGATAACTGAAACACAGATTGCAGTGTTGGGGGTGTTGAAAATTGACTAACATTGAAAATCTGTTGCCGAAATACTATAAAAATTCAAAATATATGCACGGATTATTACATCCATGTGATGTTGAATTTGATAGATTGTACGATAAATTGGATAGAACATTGAAAAATCTATCGGTTGATGACGCTGATGAAACAGGCATTCACGATTTTGAAACAGATTTTTTAATACCGTTGTCTGATGATACGTTGGAATTACGGCGTAGTAAAATCAAAACAAAATTTTTACATACGGCAACTACAACGTTTGAAAATCTGCAAAATATAGTTCGTGCATATGATAACGGTGCGAGTATCAGTGAAGATAATCCCAATTACAGAATAAAAATTCAAAGTTGCAAACCGTTATTACTGCAAGAAATTTTAAACAGTGTCAATGAAATCATTCCTGCACATATTGCTACCACTATTGAATTAGATGAGCAACAGCCGCAGGAACAAAAAACTGCTGTTGTCTGTATATGTGCAGTGTCAAAAACCTATGAAACTGTTGGATTTGATAATAATGTGGCTGATGATGGGATTATAAATTGTGCTAATTTTGAAAAATTTGCAGTGATTGACGGTTGTTCCGGTGAACAAATTCAAATGGCAAAATACCGCACATTTGAAGAAATGCAACAAATTGATTATGAAACTGCGAAAAATAAAACGTATGCAGAGCTATTGTACAAGGAGGAGTAAATATGGCAGAAGAAAAAAAGATTGAGGGTTTTTCAAATATAAAATTTACGGCATCCGGTTTACTGCTGGAAGCAAAATTGAAAACAGGTGTACCGCTGAAGATTACCCGTGCAGTTATCGGTACGGGGTATTTAGATGACGGTGAAGATGTGGCGAATTTAACGGCACTGAAATCTGAAATCGAATCGCATCAAACCGGAGTAACGTCATCATCAGCAACAGTTGATATTACAAATGCTGTCTCTTATACACATCTCCGAGCCCACGAGACCGGAGCCTATCTC